CATCAGTCAGATCGAGGAAGAGGTAGCTGGTCGACAGGATGCAGACTTCGTCACCCTCGTGAGAAAGAGACACCTCAAGATGCGAAGGCAGCGACAGGGGTTTCAGAAGATTGCTTCCGAAGCCGGACTTGGAACTACCAACTACATGGATCTCGTGACGAGCAATGGTATCGATTACACCGCCACCCAGACTCGAAAGGAACCAGAAGAAGAATACGAAACAACTGAAGTGATTGAAGAGGAAATCTCGATCACTACTAGGAGAAATAACGATGAGTAACGAAGATAATAAATTTCCAGAATGGTCAAAGCATCTTCAGTCTCTTCCCGAAGCTGAAGAGCTAGAAGAGTTCGTTGAAGATAAAGGTCTTCCTGAAATCAAGATCAGTCCGGCGTATGCAATCCGTGGACTTGAAGGAGACATTGGGCTTGACGAACTAGCTTTCTTTCCAGATGAGGAGGTAGCGGAGGAAGTTCTAGCGGAGGAAGTTCCAGCGGAGGAAGTTCCAGAAGTGGAAGCTCAAGCGGAGGAAGTTCCAGCAAAGAAGCGGGTTCCTATGCAATCGTCTGTGAAGGCAATGCTCAATGCAAAAGAAAAGCCAGCTGGTGTCCAACGATACCTCGGGCGTCGAACCAAGTACTAAGGAAGTAATCATGGAAGAAGAAGATTCAAGTCTTCGGACTTCAGTTTACAAAGATGACGGAACCGCCCCATCAAACGTAGTCCCAAGAGATCCTGAACCAGAAGAGATTGAAGACCTCATGTCTCACCTCATCGACGACATAGCTACCGAGCATGGTTTCATCATGTACGCGCTAGACTATGAAGTGCTGGACGAGAGAGCGACGGACGGAGAATGGGAATGGGAATTATTCCAAGAGGAGTACTTCAAGTCTCCGAGTTGGTTCGTCACAAACAAGTGTCGTCAGTCTGGCGGAAGCGCTATGCTGGCTGCGAAGTATTTCGCAAAGGGTATCCTGTCACCAAATAATTACAACGCTATCTTCACTTCGTACAAGAAGGAAGAGGCGGTCAATAAGATCGATTACGTCAGGATGTATCTTGAAGCTCTTCCTCCGAAATTTCAGAAGAAGCTGATTCGAGATCCTCATCACCTGATTGAATTCGAGAACGCCAATAGAACTCGCGTCAAGATTATCAGTCATGCTCAGAAACCTATTCGTGGAATCAATGGAGACATTGGACTCGACGAGCTAGCTTTCTTTCAGATTGCTGACGAGGTTTACAAGTCGGCGCTCCCAGCTGTGGCTCAGGTCCGTGGCAACATAGACATCATCAGCACTCCGTTCGGAATGTCAGGGACATTCTACGATATCTTTGCAGACACTGTAAGGTATCCTGAATTTCACCGTATGCCAATCATGTGGTGGCACTGCCGCAGGTATCTCAAAATACCTACGGATGAGTTCCTAGTCAAAGCAATGGTCGCCGCTCCAAGGATGACCATAGAAGAAAGAGTCTTCACCTTTGGAAACCATTGGCTGCAGCTCCAGTTTAAGAACTCAGACCTTGAGACCTTCAGGCAGGAATTCGAAGGCTGGTTCGTTGACGAGCAGGCTTCATTCTTTTCCAAAGATTTGATTGGGTCTGTACTGTATGGACTCGACGTTGCAGAGATAGACGAATACGATCCGACAGATATCGACTTCAACATGTCGATTGAGGAAGCACTGTCTGTAAAGACGCCTCCGATTGAAAAGAAGTACGAAGGACGAGAGGATATTCATGGCAGACCAGTTAAGTTTAAAATCTATAGTAGTATTCAAGAGATTGAGCTTGCCGCAGGAAATGGCGACATTTCTTTTAATCTCTATGGCGGAGCAGATATTGGCACCAGTCGACACTCCACCCACTTCACCATACTTGAAGAAATTGTTTTCGCAGGAGGAGAAACCCTCCAAGTAGAACGATTCAGGAAGAGCGCACAGAACTGGGATCTTCCAGATCAGGAAAGATACTTCGCAAGTATCTTGGACAGTGGACTACTAGTGAAGCTCGGAATCGATTCAACAGGAATCGGTCATCAAATGGGGCAGGCTTTAACCACTAGGTTCCAAGGCAAGTTCAAGGCTTTCCACATGGGGGGAAGTTCAAAGAAGACTGAAGACCTGATGACCAACCTTCATGCAAGGATGAAGTCTGGAGGTCTTGCCCTAGCAAATGATAAGAGAACAATTGAAGACCTTTACGCTATCAAGCGAATTGTCACAGCTGCTAAGGGAGTCAGCTACAAAGCCGACGAAAAGAAAAGACATCACGCGGACGCGGCATGGGCTATCTCTATAGCGAGTAGACTAGGCACTCCCGCTAATGAACAAGCGCCAGCTTTTTCTACGTCTTCACTTACAGACGGAAAGGCTCAGCAGATGCTCAATGACTTAGGACTAGTAGGGTATGGACAGAAGTCTGCTCCACCCGTCCTTCAGAACTTTACGAGATTGGGGATTCAAGGAATCAACAATCCATTCAAGTGAGAATTCAATGACCCGATTTAATGATACCCTTTCAGCCATTGCTGAAAAAGAACCTGATATCAAGTCTGTCTTGGAATTCGACAGGTTTGCAAAGCAGCACTTCAGCGAGAACGTGAGCCACGCACCACCAACTAGTGTTCCCGGTAAGCAGCCCGTCGAACATAATTTCTCACTTATTTCGCCACTTGATTTGAAAATCAAAGGATACAGTGATATACGTGGTCAAATTTCCAGACCGGGTATGAAGCCAGCTTTAAATCCGAGGTCGAAATCATCACTGATAAATGACCCAAGTGAAATCAATGAGACCTTCGAGGAGCGGAGAGAGGGAGCTATCACTTTCAGCGTTGCTAGAAAGATGGCTCAGGATCCTGCGATTGCCCTCGGGATGTTCCTGATTACAGGAATGGTCTCAGGACTTCGATACACTGTGAAGAGTAGTGACCCCGTAATGGAGGGCGTCATTTCCAATGTGTACCGACGACATCACAACGATATCATTCGTAACTGTGTCAAGGTCGCCCTTCGAGAAGGCTTCGTCTTCGGAGAGAAGGTCTACAAGAGGCAGGCGGTGAGAGTCACCGCTACATCGAGTGGAGAAGAGAGCGTCATCTATGATGGCCCAGCGATTGGTATTAGCTACATCAACTGGATTGACCCCGCTAAGAATGGTTCAAGGCTTAGATACTTCAAGAGTAGAACGACTGGAGATATCGCCTACGTTCAGCAGTGGCAGTCAAGGTCTTCGACTCATGTAAAGGTGAAGCGCGACAAACTGTTCTGGTTTGCAATAGACAAAGAATTCGGGAACGTCTTTGGATGTCCTCGATTTCAGAATGCCCAGCAGCACTGGTACTACGACGACATCAATTACAAGTACGCGCTAAATTCTCTTCAGAAGACTGGCGCTCCACACATTGAAGCGAGGTATCCAAACGGAGCCTCTCTAGTTGGAACCCAGCGGATTCAGAATGATGAGTTGCTCGCGGGCATCTTAATGAACTTGACGCAGACCGGAGTTATTCTTCTGCCGTCAGAAAGATATGAAAGCACGAATGAGCTGATGTGGAGTGTAGAGTATAAAGAAGCTCGTAACACAGGTATCGACTCTTGGAGAGCGTTTTCAACATACAGTGACAGCAAGAAGCTTCAGGCTATTGGAATTCCCAACGGAGTCCTTGACTCCTCAACCGATAGTGAAGCCGATGCGAAGACAGACCTTCTCATGGTCATTGTCGAAGATCTTGTAGATCAAGTCGAGAGCGCGATTCAGTCGGACCTGATAGACCCCTTGGTCGAGCACAACTTCGGCGCTGAGTTTAAGAATCAAGTCTCCTTCACGATTGATCGTAGCGGTCTAGGTAGAAGGAAGATCTTGAAAGAGCTTCTCGTCAACATGATGAGAATCGGCGCAACGATGCCGGGGTACAAAATGAACGAGTGGCCGGACGCTCAGAAGATGATGAACGAACTCGGGTTGTCAACTCAGTCCTTCAGTGAAGTCTTCTCAGTAGATCCACTCGCTGATCAATCAGCTCCAGCAGAGAACGAACAAAAACGTAATCAACAAGACGAGGACTCCAACGATACGGACGGTCACAGACTGAACCCTACTGAAAGAGATCCAGACCGTCCCGCTAAAGAAAAGAGCGCGACTGATAACAACTAGGAAGGCTTATGAAAAAAGGAAAAGGATCTGTCCTTCTCTTCAAAGATTTCAGCTCGCTTAAATTTGCAGAGCTTGAAGCCGATGAAGGAGGGTACAAACCCATACCAATCTTCAGAGAGGGAAACTTCGAGCACCAGTGGTATGGCAAGCTGGAATTCGACCGAGAGTATCTCGATACAATTGTCAGGAACCATGAGAACAGAGCTATGCCAGCCGACATCTCTTTCGACCAGAGCCACAACCCAGACTTGGGAGCGCTCGCATGGGTGAAGTCTGGCAAGGGTGGATTGTTCGTCGAGGATGTCACTTACAAGAACTCCATTGGAGCAACGGTAACTAGCCCATTCCTCTTTGCAATGATCAAGCTGACCCCGAGTGGACAGCAGAAGATCGATGACGAAGAGTTTCGATACTTCTCTTCGGAGATTAATCCAGACTACTCAACAAGAGAAGTTGTGAAACTCTCAGAAGGCGAGACCGGTATCGTGTCTCACGGCCCAGTCCTAGTCGGCGGCGGATTCACTAACCGGCCATTTATTCCTAATCTTGGAACTGCCTTCTCAACAGATGGCAAACCACTAGAGTCAGGCGATGGAGACATCACCCTCACTCGAAACGACGACGAAACATTCTTCTTCTCCGATGCCGTACAGGTCAAGCCCGCCAAGCGCGTGGCCGAACCAGTCCCGGTAGAATTGCAAGATGATGTCCCAGATATAACAATCGATGAACCCGAACCAAACGGAGAAAGCAGAATGAAGTTTTCAGAGCTAATTGCTCAGATGAAGCAATTCAGTACCCCAGCCGAGAAAGTCACGTATTTGGAAGGTGTTCTTCCCGAGCTTGACGAGACCAACTCAGCACTCGCAGAGACACTTCTTGAAACGCAACGAGAGGCTAAGCAGTTCTCTCAGATTGCTTCTGAAGCAACTCACAAAGCTACCCTCGCTGACAAGCAGGCTAAGCAAGCAAACGAAAAAGTAATCAGCCTCAGCCAAGACTTGATGTCGGCTAAAGAGGCTGGTTATCAAGAGAAGGTCAATGCATTCAGTGCAGACCTTCGAGCCAACGGGCACAGCGAGACTGTTGTCAAGGTTGTCGAGGAGTTGCTCTCAGGAGTCGAGCCTTCCAACCGAGACATGAGCTTCTCGTCTGCCACTGCCGAAGCCCCAGCACTCGACGTCTTTGGAGCTATTGGCAAAATCTTCAGCGCACTGCCAGCCGGTGCCGCGATTGAGCAACCTGCCGCTCTTGACAACGACGACGATGTTGTCGAGACGAAGCCAGTAGCCGCTCAAGAATTCAATGACGCTTCTCCTGAGCCGACTGAAACCGAAACAGCCGAAGCCGATGAACTCGCTCTACGTGTACAGAAGTACACTGACCGACGAGGCAAGGCACCTCACGCCAAGTACTTGAACTACTTGACCGAGACTGGTGCTATCGATATGGAAAAATTTGACGCACAGTCAACCCAGTAATAGGAGACCACAATGCCGGGACCAAAAAATGCAACAGGCATGATTAACACTGTCGACAACCTGTTGGCTTCTACGACTGGGATGGAAACTCACCCAATCGTTATCGAGGCTGGCACGCTTGACGCTACCAATCCTGAAGGAACTGCGATCTTGAGAAAAGGACTCGTTCTTACACAGTACACGAGTACTGCAGCGGTGGGTAAATTCACTAACCATGATAGCACTGACGTCACCGGACTTCAACTCGAAGCCAATGCACGAGTTCTTCGTGACCGAGTTGACATGGGTGACAATACGAAGGACGTAGTAGCTACGGCGTATTTCCGAGGTTCTTTCAAAACTTCAGGACTCATCGTTGATGATTCTGGAAACTTCGACTGGACCGCAGTTCCACGATTGCGACGACCTGAATAATAAGGAGATACCAAAATGGCAAGTCAACTCTATGATGATTTTTCGAAGCACGAGTTGCTTCAAACTGAGACACTTGATGGAGTGCTCTCTTATTTCTATACTGTCGCCTCCGGTGGAGTTCTCGGACAGTTCATGCCCCTAGTCAATGTCGACGCTGATAAAGTGAAGATGGACATTGATAAGGCTCAGGGCGGCGGAATGACCCCGTCTGTCCCTCAAGGATCTGAGTCTCCAATCTACGAAGCTCCTGCAGGACGAGGCTCGAAAGAGTGGACCCCAGCAGAGTTCCGTGAGAAAGTCAAAGTAATGGAGTCGGAATTGATCGACCTCCGACAGCTTGGCACTCTCGGAGACCTCATGGGTGCTCGTCAGGTACTTCAGAAGAAGTATCGACAGATCGAGATTCGTCTCGCTAACCGACTTGAGTGGATGCGCCGACAAGTGTTGTTTGACAAGTCCGTCAGTTACGCTGTCGCTGGAACGAACTACGTCGAGACTATCGCGTATGCTCATCCAAGCTACCTCGATGTCACAGCCGGTGTCCTTTGGGACAACGCCTCAGCTGATCCGTTGGATGATCTGCAAACTTGGGCCTACGACTATGAGCTTGCAACGGGCTTCCAGATTGAGCGAGTGATCGTTCCAGCTGGAACGATGAACATTCTCACATCCAATACTCGATTCCGCGAGATTGCTACGGCAAACTTCGGAGTATTCCAAGGAACTCCTGCAGAAGTCAATGCGCTTCTCACCAAGTTCTTGGGAGTGGGTATGGTCGAGGAGAGCCGTCACCGAATCAACTTCTTGACGGAGTGTTCTGCTGACGCAGCCGCTGCTCAGGCAGTCGTTAATCTCGCTGATGCTGCTGAGCTTGAAGCTGGAGACATCGTCTGGTTGCGCAGCATGTCGACCGAAGTGTCTGAGCAGGGAGAAGTTCTCTCGGTAGCTGGTAATGCAGTGACCCTTACTGCCAACCTCACGAATCCGTTCGTTGCTGGAGACCCAGTTCGGTATCACAAGATGATCATCCCAGACAACAAGTGTCTAATCATCGGCAAGCCAATGTCTCCAATGGATCCTCTCCACCAAGAGTCGCTCAGCTCCGAGTACCTCAATCAGTTTGCTGACGTTGCATCGACTTACAGTCGGTTCTCAACTCTGGAGCCGAAATCTGGTATGTTTACCAAGTTCCGCGACTTCATCGATATCGGGGATCCTCCTCACGTCGAGCAAATCCTTGGCATCCGAGCGTTGCCACGAGTCCATTATCAGGATGGATGGATGACCGCAACAATCAAGTAAGAGATAGGAGGGGCGAAAGCCTCTCCGCTCTTCATTGGAGATGATAAATGGATTCAGATAAAGTTCTATACATGGTGGTCCAAGTCGGGATGCTTACCTGCAAAGGCAAGAAGTATCGACAAGGAACCAAGATTGGTCGAGACGACAAAAACTTCACCCTGTTGCTGGAAAATGGAAAGGTCTCAGACTCTCTTGAAGAGTCCCCTAACCTGCTCGCAGTCTCTGAAGCTGAAGCTGCAAAGCTCCCAGCCGAGAAAGCACCGGCTAAAAAGAAAGCCGCAGTTAAAGCGCCAGTGAAGAAGGAGAGGGTAGAGAAATCTTCAGAATCTCCTGTCATCAAAGTAGAGGCTGAGCGAACTCCCAAGGAATAGTATGCAACAGACGGTGACTAATATTGGCAACCCACTTCTCAAGTGGAACGAGATCATTCAGGAGTTGATAGGTATCGAACCTGTCCTCGTGCTCTCGGTGATAGTCTTTGTAACTTTGATTGCAAAACTGTTTCAGATACGTGACAGGGCAGGCAAGTATGGCAAGTTCATTCTGGTCAGTCTCACTATCGCAGTATCGGTCGCCGTCTCTACGTTTGCCATCCCCTTCACAGAAGCGAAGGAAGCGGTAAGGAATAGTCTAGTGCTATCAGGGGTGAGTACGGTTGTTCGCAACTTTGGCAAGCCCCTGTACGCATCGTTCAAGAGCTTTCTTTACAAGAAGTTCGAGAAGTGGACTGGTGAAAAAGTTGTAGAGGAGCCAGACGATGACCGACCAGCAGAGTAAGATCGAGACGAGTGATCGGCTGACTCGGCTTGAGGTCAGCCTTGAGCTGCAGCTGCAGTCAATGAATGATAAGTTAGACGCGCTCCTGAATCAGCAGAGTAAAGAATCTGCAGAGGTCAGAGAGATTAAACAGGCAGTGACAGTACTGGAAGCGAACTCCGTTAACATGGAGAAGTCCCAGTTGGAACCAAGACTGGCTAAGGTGGAGAAGAACTACTCAGCTCTCATGGCGGTAGCCGCCACCATTAGCACAGTCATCAGCGCAATAGTAGCAATGGTTGCAAGTGTATTCAAGTAATGTGGAACAAAATTAAATGGTACGTCTACGCAGCATTGGCTGTGTGCGCCGTGATAATCGTGTACATCGTCTTCAAGGACGATGATGACGCAATGCAGCAGCTGAATGAATGGATGTTCGACAAGCGTATTCAGCTAGTCAAGGAACAGATTTCTAAGACGGCTGTCAAGAGTAAGAAGACTCAAGCAGAGATCGAAGTAATCGATAAGAAGATTCAAGACCTGCAGTCCAAGAGGGAGTCTGACAATGACAAGATCGATAAGGCATCAATCGTTGAGCTTAAGGATCTGTTTAAAGAAATTCATAGCTAGCTTAATAATTGTGGCGATGATTTCTTTACCGTGCTACGCAC